GAGTCGATCAGTGGGTTGCAATCGATCGATCTCGTAACGCAACCGGGTTCTACCCGGAGTCTGACCGAGGCGGCTGTCGATGAAGACGACGACGAAAACCAAACTGAGGAGACAGAGAGTATGGAAATAACTCTGCAAACGCTGAAAAGCGAACGGCCCGATTTGATCGAAGCGATCACGGCCGAAGTCGTAGCGAACCTCAACGAGCAGGATGAGACCGAAACTCTCCGAACACAGGTATCAGAAGCGAACGCGAAACTCGGAGATGCGCTGAAACGCATTGATGATTTCGAGGTCAAGGAAGCTGTTACGGTGAAGGAAGCGAAAATCATCACCATGCTTGACGAGAGCAAGCTACCGAAGGAGTCGATCACCGAGGCGTTCAAAGAAAGCCTGCGGAAGTGTTCGACCGACGACGAGATAGGCCAGCAAATCGCTGACCGGCAAAAACTCGTCGAATCAAGTAAGGACGGCGTCCATGGTATGGGCGACGACACCGACATCGACGAATCAAACCAGACCGCATTCGAAGACGTAGCCAAGGAGCTGCTTGAGGGTGCGCGAGTCGTGGAGGTCTAACCGATATGGCAGACAAATATCGATACCGCTGGGGGCCGAAAGTCGATCGGTCGATCGCAAAGACCGGTACCATTGCCGTTGAACTTGGTGACATGGTTATGTTCACCTCGTCCGGTAAATGTACGCCGGTTTCCGCGTCAGGCGACGCCCTGCAGCTTCTTGGTGTATCACTCACCAAGTCACTAGCCACCGACAAAACAGCTACCGTGTTGCACATTCTTGAGGTTGGTCACGGGACCGTCTTCGAGATGGACTGCACGTCAGGCAAGTACACAGTCGGTGATATGTTTTGTATTTCCGGTGATCAGGATCTTATCCAGAAATCGCGGGACAACCCGCTTTCCACCGGAACCAACGTCGTAGCGTACTGCGTAGAGGACATGGACGACACTGCAACCACTGTTCTTGTCGCGTTCGGAACTGGTCGCCTCGGCGCTCAGATTTCATCCAGTTAAGGGGGATTGAGAGATGACTAAATACATTCTCAGTCGAGATACAATGCGATCGGTTTTTGAGTCGAAGGGAGATAAGTTGTTCGCCCAAACGCTCATAGGCCAAATCCGAAAAAACGAGATTGATCTCGACAGTTTTAATCTCGTAGCGCTGTGGGAAGCCATGGGCCGTCCGGGCAACGTGTCCGGATCGCGAGCAATCGGCGGTCACGCATATGGAGAAGGCACGGAACTGTTTGAGGCAGTCGAGTCAACTTCGTTCCCGCAGATCACCGGGGAGCTTATCAACGCTGTCGTCCAAGAGGCGTATGAGAAAGAGTACGGCATTGCCGAACAACTCGTCCGCGTACTCCCATCTTCGCAGCGTGATGAAACGCTTGTCGGTTTCACCGAGGACTTCGAACTGAAAGAGGTGCCCGAGGGCATGCCGTATCAGGAAGGGGCGATCGGCGAGAAGTACCACAAGGTGTACAACACTAAGTGGGGCAGAATCATCAAAGTGACCGATGAGATGGGTAAGTTCGACCAGACCGGGCAGGCGCTTGAGAGAGCGCGACGGATTGGCGAGCAGGCGAAAGCCAAGAAAGAGCGCGTTATCTTTGACGCCGTTCTTGAGCTGATCTCATCCGGTAACCGCGCCGCGTGGCGTCCCGCAGGCACAGCAACTACGCTGTATTCGAATACGTCAACCGATCCGTACACGACGACCGCGACGTATGACAACCTGCAGACCGATACGCTTTCCGACGAGACCGATATCGATGCGGCGATGAAGTTGTTCTCTGCTGCTACTGATGAGCAGGGCGACCCAATCGTTGTGAACCCGACCGTTCTTCTGACCGGTGTTTCGGGTATGGCTACTGCCGCTGCTATCATCCAGAGCGGGCAGTTCATCGAGAAGACTCGGCCGAGCGGAACATACAACGTGTTCTCGCGAATGCTGCAGCCGCTTTCCACTCCGTATATCGATCAGTTGGTCGGTACCGGGTATTGGTGGATCGGCGATTTCAAGAAACAGTTCGTATACACCGAAGTATTCCCGCTGCAGACCTTTCAAGCAGCTCCCGGGAATGACTACGAGTTCACCAACGATATCACCGCTGCCTATAAAGTTCGCTTCATGGGTGGTTGTGGTGCGATCACGAACCGTTTCGTAATCAAGTCGGGCGCGTAAGCAACACCGGGGTGTAAAAACCCCGGTTCCTGTTTTACTACAGGCGTATCTTATTCGGGGGTAGTTATGGCGACACCAGCGTCGATAATCGCAGAGATTGACACACAAATCGCGACAATAGTCGCAAATCCCACATCTATAGCGAGCTATAAGATTGGAGACAAACAGGTCAGTCGAGTCGATATACTGCGTGAGTTGCGTGCTACCCGCGAATATTACCAGCAGAAACTCGAGGAAGATCCGTACGAGAAAGTACAAGAATTTGCTTTCGACTTTACCGATCTCGGCGAGGATGATTCAGAATACATCGGTGATGATTGATGAGTTACAAATCTGATACCGTCGAGATCATTGGCGATAGCGGAGCGCATACGGTGTTCGTCTATCGGCGCACATCAGAGTATAGCGCCACTAACAAGACCATGCCTGTCCAAACTACGACGATTGCCGAAACTGCCACAGCGCAGTATTTTCCGTTTTCCGGTGGTCAACAGGGAGGCGGGTTTCGGAAAGATCCAAAAGGTGAAATCAAGGAAGCCTCGCACCGGTTCTATTTCCCGTACACTTCGTCAGTCTCGGTGAGTGATCAGCTCGTATTGTCTACTGTGTTGACCGAGTATTACGAAGTGTTGAGAGTGGATCCGTTCGAGGATCATAAACGTATAGTCACCAAATGGGTGAAGGGGAGAGTGTCATAATGTTACCGGGAAAACTTACACCGAAGCATATCGAAATGGCGCGAGAGCGCGGCGACAACTATATCACGTACAAACGTCGTACGTATTCGCTCGAAGAGTTGGAGGCGATGGTAGAAAATGGCCAAGACCTACGTGAACACAAACGACTTCCAACGAGAAATGCGAAGAGCGGCGGCGTTGCAAGACGCAAAAGTCCTGCAGGCGATGCAGATGTGGCAAGTGATGGTGATAAACGAAGCGAAGTCGAACCACACGTGGAGAAAGAGCCTATCACCAGCGGAAGCGGAGAGGCACAGTGACCCGAAGTTTTATCAGGTAACCGGCAAAGCGGTTAATTCGATGAGACCGGGAGAGGTTGAGCTTATGTCACCGTTGGTAGCATGGGCCGAAGTTCTCGCCGGCGGACCGGAAACCGATTATGTCGCTGGGCTTGAGTTGGGAACGGCGACATCGAGAGCGTTCCCGTTTATGGGACCGGCAATGACAATGACGAGCGGCCGAGCGCTGTTGATGCTGGCTGCGATGCTGAATAAAGTTTTCACGAGTAGGTAGGGAATGAAAGAAGTCAGAGAAAAGATATATGACATGCTCACCGGTGACGCCACGTATCTTTCTCTTCTTGATGATCCTACCGAACCGCCATACAATACTTATTATCTGAGGCCCCCCAAGACGCCTACTTTGCCTCAGGTGGTATTTACGTTTCATTCCGGATCGGTCGACGGGCAGTCGGGTCGGACCATCCTAAGTTCGCGTATCCCCTGCAATTTTATGGTCTGGACGCAGGATGATACCTATGAAACGATAGCAACGAGAATCAAGTTTCTGTTGCTGCAAGAAGCTCCACAGACCGTAGGTTTCACAGCAGTACTGACCAACGATTCAGAAGAACTGTACGATGATGATCTGAACGCACGAGGGAAGTTGCTGCAATTTACCCTGTTATACAGGAGAGGATTATGAGCACAGCAGTAGCCAAGACGCTCCCCGTCGGCCCGTGCCAGATATACTGGAACGACGTTCGACTTGGATCGCCGAGGTCTCAGGCGAATGTGCGATGGACGAAGAACACGGTACAGGCTGGACTCCAAGAGTTCGGAATGAACGTCTTGTCCCATAAGACCGGCGAGGAATGTGAGGTGGATGTCCGTATCGCGGATTTCAAACCTTCGCAACTTCGTTATGTCTATGACAAGGTGACCGGGTTTGACGCCCTGACCACGATAGAGCCTAACAGCTATACAGCCACAGGTTCGGTGATTACCCGATTCCACGAAGCGCACAAGTTGTCCGGAACAGCGAATGCGACCGTCGATAAGGCGACTTTCGACTCGGGTACAATCAAAGTGTTTTCTTCGGATTACGAAACCGAGTATACCAGCAGCACCGACTTCACGTCGGACAATACCGCTGGCACGCTTGCGAGAATCGCAGCCGGGAGCATTTCGGACCAAGAGGTTGTATTGGTTGAATACAACGAGGCCGCAGATTCGGGTGTTGTGTATGCCGGTGGTGGGTTGGCAGATTTCGAAGCACCGCTCCGACTTTCGCACATTACGAATGATGGAAAAACTTTGTCTTTTTACGGATATCGTGCAGCACACATAGGCGCGAGTGAAATGGCAATCAACATGGAAGATGAGTTCGACGGAGTACCGATGACGTTTCATCTTCTGGCAGACCTCTCGCGGACTCCGGGACAGCAGTTGTTCCGGTGGGCCATAGAGAGTTAAAAATCCGAGCATAGAGGTAAGTGAATGCACGGCGAGCGATTAACGCAAACGCACAGAGAACGAAATTATGGTGTCCTGAGAAGTTGGTTTCCCCGTTGGGCGTGGAATACCGCGTGCAACTTCGCGAAGATTCGGCAAGAGTTTTTGCGAGAGGGTAAACGATACGCGCTCGCCGATTATAAGCATACCTGCAAAGGTCCGGCCCTCATCGTGGGGGCTGGGCCTTCTTTCGACAAGGCAGCGCCTTTCCTGAAAGATTGGAAGGGCGCTTTATTCGCGTCTGAGTCTATGGCTTCGACGTGTCTGTATCACGGTAGAGATCCGGAATACATCGCCGTGTACGACGGCCATCCGAGCATTCATGACCTGTTTCTTAATCATGAGGGGATCGGCGATCAGATACTTCTCGCTCATCCGGCGATCAACGAGAAGGTGATCAACACGTGGCGTGGCGAGAAACGGTATTATGTCATGATGCATTTACCGTCGGTTGATATGCGTGAAGCCTTTCTCGGTTTCTTCAAAGAAGAGGGCGACGATACGCTACCCGACGATATGACTATCGGCGAACTGCGTACTCGTGTTGCTGAGTATGATGATAATCCAGATCATGGCTGGTGGATTCCGTTCCGGTCGGCGATGCTTCGAGCGATTCTTGTTGGTAAAAACCATATGTTCGGCGACGATTTTTTTACGGCGATCAACCCGATACTGTTCTCGTATATCCGCACGATGATCTTGAATGCTGGTTGTGTCGTGAACAACATGATCCAATGCGCTTCATTTATGGGATACTCACCAATATTCTTGGCCGGTGTTGATTTTGGATATCCCGACGATATGCATAGAGCAACCGGGTATCGACACGACGAGCATGGAGAATGGGCCGAGACAAAACCGTTCAAAGTGGAAGCGGAGAACATAGGTCGAACGCTTCATCGGTCGAATAACGGGATACTGACAACCGAAGAACAGATCGAGTACAAGACGGCGATGATGGACGTATACATGCAAGACGTGATGAACCTTTGGGATTGCTCCGAAGGTATCGTGACCGAGTTACCAAAAACTACGATTGGAGAGGTGATTGAACATTATGAGCGATCAGACGCCACAGGTACCCGAGCAGAAACCAGATTCCCCGCCCGAAGTGTGGATGAAGTTAAGCGTGTCTGCATGGAGTATCACAATTCGCAAAAAGGTCCTGACGTTGAACGAGATGTCAATCGGGAGAATCCGAAAGTTCTCGACATGTCTAGCGCAGGCGATTGAACGGATAAAAGCCGAGGCCGAAATAAACGACCTGGGTGAGCTTGATGTTACGGAATTGCTGAATACATATGGCGATCTGGTGTATGCTGAGATTACGAAGTTGTTCAATTTTGTGTTCGAATACAGAAACGATGAGTACGAACCAGCGACGCAAGAATGGGTTGAGGAAGAGGTCACGATTCGTGAGCTAAAAGAGATCGTCTTGAAGGTCGCGGAGGCCAACGGTCTTGGGTGGTTGCTCCCTTTTTTCAAATCGAACGCCATGGAGATGATCCGGTCCACGGCGTCGAAGATGGCAAAGAAAGCGGAAAATCCAACCAGCTTACCGAATGGGAAGTCTACAGCCTCATAATGATTGCGTATCCCGGATACACCGTCCGGGGTATTGAGAATGAGTTATCGGTTCGGGAGATTCGTGAACTTACTAGTACATGGGGCAAGACGCAGCCGGTATATATGTTGCTGAACAGCGTTGAAACCATGATGGCAAAGGTCAACGGATTCAAGAAAAAGTCGAAACCGAAAAACGATAATGACTTACTCAATGTGTTGAAAGGTGAAGGGCTGTTGCCCTTATAGGCTGGTTTATAATGGCGCTGAAAGCTGGCGAACTTGTCGCGTACCTAAAACTCAACAAAACCGATTACACGGCCGGGATGAAGTCTGCTGGACAGCAGGCTACGGCTTTTTCTAACACTACTGATAAAGCGTTTAACAAGGTCGCGTCGATTGCAAAGATTGCGTTCGCTGCGGTGACCGCTGCTATAGCCGCGTCTGTTGTACAGGCTTCGAAGTTTGAAAAACAGATGGCCGAGATTGCCACGTTGCTTGACGGAGAAGGCAGGGCTTCACTCCAAGGCGTGCGGGACGATATTCTCGCTCTCGCCGAAGCACACGGCGAGGATACGCAAAAACTTACCAAAGGTTATTACGATATCATCTCTGCCGGTATTACCGACACCGCCGATGCGATGTACGTGCTCGAAACGGCGTCGGTTCTTGCGGTTGCTGGTATCTCGGACGTAGCGACCACAACGGACGTTCTTACTACGCTATTGAACGCGTACAAAGCAGAAGTTTCAGACGCAGCGTATTTTTCTGATGTCTTGTTCGCCACGGTAAAGAGTGGCAAAACTACCCTTACTGAACTTGCTCCTGCTATGGGTACCGTTGCCACGATAGCGAGTCAGGTGGGCGTCTCGGTCGAAGAGCTTGGTGGTTTGTTTGCGATTCTTACCCGTAACGGTGAAAACACCGCGAACGCTGCGACGTTTATTCGTGCTTCGTTGGTTGCGATGCTTCGTCCAACCATAGAGGCGCAGGAAACCGCAAAAGGGCTTGTAATAACGCTCGGACTCACAGCGATAGAAACGCTTGGATTATCTGGCGCTTTTGACCAGTTCAGGGGTTTACCGGCTGATGTTATCGCGAAACTTTTCCCGAATATCCGCGCTCTTCGTGCGGTGCTTGGCGCGTCTCAAGAGATCGTTGTTGAAATGGAAGCGATGCATGAGATCATTAAAGACTCTCCAACACTCGACGCATACAACCAGATGTCAGAGACATTCGCGTTCACATGGAGCCGGTTAACATCAACGCTCAAAACTACTTCTATCGAGATCGGAACGAAGCTGCTACCGGCGATCGGCGATGTGATGGAGAAGATTCGGGAATGGTTGAGTGATAATAAATTCGATATTGCCGCGTATGTAAAAACGTTATTTGATAACATAGTAAAGACCGTTGTCACGTTGTGGGAAATGCGTGATGTGTTTGCC